AGATTGAGTTGGGGCGTCAATCAGATTATTTTTTTTGTGAGGCGATTTTTTCGTGAATCGCAGCAATGGGAAGCAGGCGGGTATGAGCGGTTGGAAGAAAGCAAGCCGTGTTCTGCTGGCGGTGTTTTATTTGTTTGCGTGGTTCGCTCCTGCGGTGATGGCGTTGCCTACCGTAATCCAGTTGAGCGAGGACGACCCGTTTCTTGACCTTGAGGTGACCCTTGATGGCGAGACCCTTTTGCACGTTACGTTCGACAGCGGGATAGCCTGCGACGAGTTCAACCACACCCAACACCTTGACCCTTGGCTGATTCTTTTTGACAGTAATGGCAGCGCCGTCTTGGAAGACGACGATGGCAACCATGACGGCACAAACTGTTATGGGGCAAAGTTGCACCTGACGCCTTCCGCTGGCGAGTACACAATCCGATTTACGACCTACCAGAACCAAACAAACGAGCCTGTGCCTTCCGCCTCTGGCACGGTCTCATGGGGTTACGAGTATGACGTACCAGTATCGACCACATCCACAACCACATCCACAACAGCTCCGTCCGCGACTTCTTCGACGACGACTACAACATCGACTACGGTTGCTCCCACAACAACGAGCACGACGACGAGCACGACGGTCCCAGTGACCACGACGACGGAGGCATTACCATCTACCACTACAACGACGACCACGACGACTACGCTGCCGGTTCCCGTTACGTCTACATCGGCCCCTCCAGCCCCAACCACTACAGTTACCACAACGACTTCGCTCGCACCGACCACTACGTCATCCACCACTACGACCACGGTGCCCCCGACGACGCTCCCACCGACAACGGCCCCGCCGTCCACCAGTACTACTACAGCGCCGCCCAGTACTACGACGACCACCACACCACCTAGCACAAGCACGCTAGTGCTGCCGCCCGTGTCGGCTCCGCCGACGACGACTTCGCCCCCAGCCCCCGCCGTCCCCGCCGAGGTCACCGAGGCCATTGAGACCATTGCCGATGAAGAGCTAGCACGGGAGGTGCTGGCGGTGGTTGACGGTGAGGTCACGCTCGAAGAAATAGAAGCCCTCGTAGCCGACGATCAGTTCGATACCCTCGGGGACGAGCAAATCCAAATAATTGGGCAGGCACTCGTTGACGCTTCTGACGAAGTGAAGGAAACTTTTGAGGAAGAGGTCAACATTTTTGGTGGGGCCGTAGAAGATTACGTCCCTGCCGGGTCGAACATCACCGTCCAAGAGCGCCGCATCGTGGTCGCAGTAAGCAGCTCAGCGCTAATTATTGCCCCTGTACCCGTGGCCCGTCCAAGCGCACCACCAACAACTCCGCCTGCCGGTGGAGGTGGAGGGGGAGCACCGGACGCCCCGAGTACCCGCAGAAAGAATCAGAGCGATGCGTAAAGTTTTGAGAGAAATCGGCACCTTGAGTTGGACGGTGGGCGGTGTCGGCCTTGTGCTCATCACCCTTTCAGGCCCGACCCTCGCCAAAGGGTATTGGATTGCCGGTGCCTCGCTGGCCTGCCATTTCATTGGTGTGTTTGGGGAGGAAGCAGAATGAGCGGGCAGTTGCGCCAAGTTTTCCTTCGCATTGCCGCCGTCTTTGCCTACAGCGCTATGGCGATCATCGCTGGTGCCAGCTTGCTTGGGGACATTCCTGTTTGGAAAGCAGCCATGCTCGCCGGTATCTCGGCCACCGCTCAGGTTGTGGAAAAGTTAGCTCGGGCTTATGCGGACGACGGAAAGATTACGGCTGAAGAGTTGAATGAGGCTTTTGCTGGCAGGTCTGCCCCTAAGAGCAAAAGTTAGCTCTGGCCTCCCCAGTTGGGCTGACCTATTCTGGGCAAATGTTTGACGTATCTTTTCTTCGTGACGCTGGTGAACGAGCCGTAGCTACGTTCGCCCAAACCCTTGTAGCCCTTGTCGGCACCGATGGGGTGGGCCTTCTTGATGTCCCGCTTGGCGACAGCTTGCTGGCTGCCGTTGCCGCAGGTGTGTTGTCGCTGCTCAAGAGCGTGGCTGCCTCTAAAGTCCCATTCGGGGATGCGAGCGCTTCAGCCGTTGACCTGAACAAGTAGGGGCTAGCCATGAAGAGGTTTGTGACTGGCGACCTTATTGACCTGTGCCGACAAGAGTTTGCCTTCACCTTCAATGTTGCTGGCACCATCGCTCAGTCGGCTACCACCCCGTTCCAGTTCATCACGGGCAGCTACGACTGCATCGTCATAAGCTACGGCCTCACTTCTGGTACGCAGCCAATCCAAATGACAGTGCGGGAGGCGCCGACGGTTACGGACGGGACTTCAGCCGTCACGCCGCTCCATCTGAACCGGAACTATTCTTCAGGAAGCTCGATTACGGGCTACAGCAACCCCACTAGCATTTCTGGGGGCACGACGATCCTTACTTCTCTCATCCCGTCGGGTGGGAACAAGTCTGGCGGAGTCGTCGGCAACGCAGTCATCTGGACGATGAAGAAGAACAGCGATTACACAGTTCAGCTTGCCAACCTCGGTAACAACGACACTCTTTACCAGTTTTCGTGGGTATGGCTGGAGGACCGATGATGGGGCCAGAAGATTGGGATGACCAGTTCGATTGGGGAAGTGGTGCAGACGAAGCCGTTGTTGCATCGTGCAACCTCGAAAACCCAGAGTCTTGCGAGAGCTGCCAGTGATTAGAAAAGGTGATTCTCACAAAAGCCGGACGCCACGAAAACGACCGGGTGTCCACTCTAAGAACAAGAACACCCAGAAACGCTACCGGGGTCAGGGCAGGGTCTAGCTCCGTTACGGCAGGCGGACGGCCAAGTTAGCCGTCTCGGCTCAGTTCCTCTAGGCGCCGCTCAACGTAGTGACGGGCCTGCTCAGGGTGTTTGAAGAAGCGGTCGAAACGGCCGTCCTTCGTTACGACGATGCCGGGGATGTATCGCCCACCACCTAGAGCAACATTTTGCTTCTGAATCTCAAACTTCATCGGGTCACCCCTCTTTACAGATAGAAGTATTGGGTAGAACGGTAGCCAATCATTTCTATTCTGGCAAGGTTTGATAGCTGGTGATTGACGACCCTAGTTTCAGTTGATGATGGTGCATTAACATTAACATCCGTGGACATCACGACCAGCCTCCTCTCACTTTTGACCGTTTTACTTCTCCCGTGGATGGCGTGGGTCAGCAAGATTCTCATAAGCATCCAAATCCGCTTGGCTCGGGGTGAAGAAAACTTTGACCGAGTTCGTGACGCTATTGACGACCACGAAAACAGAATCCGTCATTTGGAAACTTTGATTAGGAATCCCGACTAAACTTTCTCCATGTCTCTAGTACTTGGCCGTCTGCCCCAAGACCGTGACGAGTTGTGGTGGTACCTGAAGGTCGTTTGGGGCATCACAGTCCCGAGACAATCAGTTTGCCCGAACCACAGCTCGCCATTTGAGGCGCTGGCCCAAGCGTACTTCGCTGAGACCCCTATCAGCTTGTGGAAAGCATCCCGAGGGTTTGGCGGTAAGTCCACCTTAATGGGCACTCTTTGTGCCATAGAAGCTGCCACTCTGGGAGCGCAAATCACAGTGCTCGGTGGTTCGGCTAGCCAGTCGCAGAGGGTTCACGAAGTGACCCAAGAGCGTTGGTTTTACGAAAAGGCACCTTCAGGGCTGCTGGCAAGCGACCCAACGAAGTACCAAACCAAGCTAAAGAACGGTGGATGGATTCTGGCGCTTATGGCTTCCCAGAAATCAGTTCGTGGTCCTCACCCTCAGCGTCTTCGGATGGACGAGGTGGACGAAATGGAGTTGGAGCTTTTTGACGCAGCACAGGGCCAGCCGATGGATGCTCGGGGCCTTCGCTCTCAAACTGTAGTCTCCAGCACCCACCAGTATCCCGACGGGACCATGACCGAGCTGCTCCGTAGAGCCAACGAAAAAGATTGGCCAGTCCACGAGTGGTGCTGGCGAGAAAACATCGGCACTGAAGAAGAGCCGGGGTGGCTCACAATGGAGCAGGTCGAGCGGAAGCAGATGGAGGTTTCCTCTCGGATGTGGCAGGTGGAGTACGATCTCCAAGAGCCATCCTTTGATGGGCGTGCTATCGAAGCTGATTTTGTCGAGAAAATGTTCGACATGGATTACGGCTGGTACGAAGGTGGCCTTGATGAGTACATCACCATCGAAGAGCCGCAGCCGGGGGCCACTTATGTTACGGGAGTTGACTGGGCCAAGGAAAAGGACTTCACCATTATGCGGACGTTCCGCACTGACGTGGAGCCGTGGGTTGAGGTTGCCTTCCTACGCACCGGGCGTAAGCCGTGGCCCGAAATGATTCGTGATCTCGACGAAACTTTGGAAAAGTACCGTGGCATTTGTGTTCATGACGCCACTGGGATTGGCAACGTAGTTGATGACCTGATCCAGTACCAGAAACAGTCGGTGAAGCCGGTGGTACTACGAGGTCGGGAGCGTGAATCCGTGTTCACGCAATACATCGCTGGGATTGAGCAAGAGGGGCTTGTCTGCCCTCGCATCAAGTTCGTGTACGACGAGCACAAATACTGCACGAACAAAGATTTGTTTGGCTCCGGTCACCCTCCAGATTCTTTCATCGCTGGGGCTTTGGCATGGTCCATCCGCCGAAAGCGTCACCGTATCGACGTAAGGCCCGTGTCAGTCACTCGCCAGTCTAGCCCTTGGGTTTTGGGGGATAATGGCGACACCCGAGTAACGAAAGGTCTCATCCGATGATGAAAACTTTGATACTGGACATCGAAACTTCGCCAAACCTCGCTTACGTCTGGGGGCTTTGGGACCAGAGCGTCGGGCTGAACCAGATTGAGCACACCGGCTCAGTCATCTGCTTTGCTGCCAAATGGCACGGGCAGAAGAAAGTTATGTTCCACTCAGATTTTCACGACGGGCACACCGAAATGATCGAGGCGGCTTGGGCTTTGTGTGATGAAGCCGATGCCATTGTCCACTACAACGGCCGAGCTTTTGATCTCAAGCACTTGCGGCGGGAGTTCCTTTTGGAGGGTTTCGGGCCGCCCACCCCGCACCGGGACATAGACCTTCTCAATACTGTACGGCAGCAGTTCAAGTTTGCTTCTAACAAGTTGCAGCATGTGAGCACCCAGCTTGGGATCGGGGAAAAAGTTCAGCATTCTGGCTTTGAGCTTTGGCGTGGCTGCATGGCAGGGGACGCAAAGGCTTGGGCCGAGATGCGATCTTACAACAGGCAGGATGTCCAACTCACGGAAAAACTCTATGACATCCTTCACCCGTGGATTCGTCACTATCCCAACAAGGCTCTGATCGAGGATCGCCCTGACAGTTGCCCTCGGTGTGCCGCTAACGGCCCGTTCCAAGCTCGGGGCTACAACTACACCAACTCGCTAAAGTACCAACGTTGGTTCTGCAAAAACTGTCTTGGCTACTTCCAGTCACGCAAAAGCGAAAAGGCCACTACGCCGCCTCAGTTCAAGTAGGGCGTTCTTTAAAGACCGGATGGGCGTTGTAAGGCTTCGGGTCGCCAAGCCGGTCAGTTGTTGGCGAGTCAAACCATTCGACCCGGCAGTCCTGCGAGCAGAAGTAAACCTCAGCGATCGGGTCCCCGCACCACTTACACTCGTTCATAGGGGAAAGTATTACACAGAGGCGCCCCTTGGGGAAGCGACCCAACTACGCTTTCCCCAAGAGGCCTTGCCCCTCCGCTGATCTAGGCACGCATCTGCTGGGAGGAAATGCAGATGTTTGTGCTCAGCGGCTACGCTCTGATTGCTCAACAGTTCGCAAAAACTGTTCACTAGTCATGTCGGCAACGTCTTTGCAGCCTTCAGGCCATGACGTAGGAAGACGGGTGATGATGCCGGTGCCTTGGAGCTTGCTTAGAAGCTGTTGCGAAGCGGCTCGTCCTGCTGTGTCGTTATCCGTCATAATAACAAGAGAAACAGGCGAGAGGGCGGTTAGTAGGGAAAGTTGTTGGTCAGAAGTACGAGCACCGAGCAGGGCAACGGCTGGCACACCATGTTGCCAAGCAGCAAGGGCGTCAA